CCCATCAACATAGACATACCTGCTGCCGTTCTTGTAGTTGATTGTACTCCAGTTGTACCATGTGAGTAAGATGGTATTCCAGTTGACTCATCTGCTAGTTGTCTGAATCTATCAAACATCATTAAATTTTCATTAGCTGTATTTGGAAACTTAATACCATGTATCGCTTGACCTGGCTGTCCACTCTGTCTTCTAAAAATTTTACCAGGGAATACTTTCATATCTTGTCCTGGTACTAACATTGTTTCATCAACATCAAATACTAAATTACCTGATAGTGCTAAGTTATCAATTGCCATTCTTGCATGACCATTCATAACTTGTTGTGAATCTTGCATGTTCTCTGGTATACCTACACCAAAGAATTGATAAGGGTTTAACTCATACGGACAAACCATATAAGGTATTCTTTTTGGTGAGAAAGGATTTTCTACTACTCTTAAAACTTTACCACCACATATCCAAACGTTAACAGATATAACATCTAATTCATCATCATATTCAAAATCTAGTTCTTCTGCTAATTGTTTGCTTATTACACCCCAATATTCTAATACTTCAAATCTATTTTTATATAGTGTTGAAGTGTTTTCTCTATCATATAAAGAAGATTCATATCCTCTTGTTTGATAGTTTGGTCCTGTATCTAAACATTCTCTAATTTTATCAGCATTGAACATAGGTTTCTTTGCAAGTTCTGCAAATTGTTCTCTGTTGAAAGAATGTCTTTGAATTACATATTCAGCATCATTCATATTAGTTGCATTAGGATCTGGGTAGAAATCCCAACATGATACTGCTTCAATACCTGGTACGTCTTTACCAATCTCCATCATTGCTGATGCCCCAGTTTCCTCATCTGTAGAAAACTTGTATTGTGTTTTTACATTTGTAAATGGACCTTTTAAAATTCCTGTACCTAGTAAAGCCATTTCAAAAAGTACATGTCTCATAACTGAGATAGCATCACTCTCTTCTAACTGATCGTGAATTACTTTTTGCATTTTAGATGCTGCCATTGCAGCTGGCTCTATCTGTGGTTGTGTTTTTAAATCAGGAGCATCTCCCTCTTCAAAACCTACATTCATATACTCTTGTGCTAGATCTTTCATTAAAGATTCTGCTGTAGCACCTTTTGGTATTCCACCACCATCACCTGGAAAACCATATGGGTCTTGTGGTTTAGCTTCTTTTGCTTGTGGGTCTTGTGGTTGACCTGGTTTCATGTGAGCATACTCTGCTACACCTTCTGGCATTGCTGTGGGTGTTACACCAATTGGAAACTTACCTGCTGAAAACAACACTTCAATAAGTTGACCAAACGCAGCAAGTACCTTAGTCTTTGTTACTTTAACAAATACTTTAGATTTTTCACTATCACGAAAAGTTTGTTCTGGACCATATAGTCCTCTATAGTTTCTGTAAGCAGATAGCCATCTCTTCTCATCTTGAAGTCTTGCTGTTTCTGCTTGACTGAACTTTTCTCTTACGTATCCTACAAACGGATCGTAGTTATCCTTTTCGTTATTATCCATCTAGTCCTTTTTAAATTGTCCTGTTGGCTCTAACTTCTTTTTATCTTTAACTGCTTTCTTTAAATTAGTTAGTTCTGCTTCTGTTAAAGTAGGATTCATACTTAACTCTTTAGCAGTTTCTAAATTAACTGCTGAGTATCCTTTCATCTTAGAAGCATTAATATCCATTCCAGATATATCAGCTTTATAATTTTTAGTTAAAGATTCCTTATCAGCTTTATACTTATCAAACATCGTATACTTAGGATGTTCGTTAGTATATTTTTTATCTGTAAGCATGACTAGTAGTCTCTTTCTTCAGCCATTCTAAATATTGATGGATCAACTTTTGATTTAGCACCTGGCTTATCATTGCTGTCTCCAGCAGTTGAACCCTTAGTAACTTTTGAATTAGGGTCTATTGCTAATTTTTCATTTCTAACTTTAGCCACATCAGCTGAAAGTTCACCGTGTTTGTATCTTTTATTTATATCCATTGCTATTCTCCTTTTTTGTATAGCCTTGGTAGCCATAGAATTTACTATCTGTAAGTTTTTTAGCTCCCATTTTTTTTCTTCTTTCCATCACTAAATGAGCTTTAAGTTTTTCTTTAAACTTTGCTTTCTTTTCTGGTGGATTCTTTTCGTTAAACTTTTTTTTCTTTTTTTCTTTTATTTCTGATTGAAGTTGTTTATCATCAACAAGCTCCATAAAACTATAGCTTTTGTCAGCCATTAGTAATCCTTCTCATCAGCCAACTTATTAAAGTTAGCATCTAATTGGCTTCTGAATTTTTTAGGTTCATGATAGCCAAAATTTCCATCTTGAGTTTCAGCAGCCCTATCTTCTCTTTTGATACTTATCTTAAGATCTCCAGGTTCTTGATTAGGTTGCTTACCTTCAGGAGTAGAGCTTAGATCACCTTGCTTAACTTTAGCTTTGGGGTCAAATTTCATTTCCATATTGTTCCTATATTTTTATTTTTTTTATTTGTAAAACGTTTGTTGTTGGGAGAGTAGTATAACCACCACCTGTCTTTACTTTACCATTATCTTCAAATATAAAATCTGACATAATGATAGTTCTTTTATCGTCTTGAAATACTAAGTATCCTAAACTACAACATATTGCTGTGCTAGAACTTTTAATATCTGGAAGTTCAGCCCAGCCTGCATCTCCAACGATATCTTCCCATAATATCTGTACTAGATCATAAGGAAAATTCTTTTTATCTATAGTAGGTAACTTTACTTTTTTCATATATCCTCTCTGTTAATATCCAAATATTTTATCTGAGGGGACAAAATTAGCTGTTCTATTACTGTTACCAAATGCTTTGTTTGCATAACTTGTATGTATCGGTCTACTCATACATCCGTATCTTAGTGCATCATATGCGTGATCTTCTACGTGTGTATTAATATCTTCAGGATTACTATCATCTAATGGTAGTGTAGGAAATGTTCTTAACAAATTTCTACAATTAGAAAATATACGAATGCCTGGTTCTTTATCTTCAACCTTTAATCGTTTGTGGATTTCTAGCTTTCCACTAATTCTACTTCTTCCTGTTCTATCAGAAGGTCTCCAACGACACCCAGCTTGAATCATTGTTTCTGCAATGCTTGGACCTATATCACCACGTCTTGCCCATGTACTAGCGTCTAAAACCCCGTAGCGTATGTATTCTCCACTCTCTAGGTCTAAGACTTTCTTTGCGAAAATATCTGCTGTAATCTTTTGGGTATACAACTCTCTATAAACCCATAGATTATTATCATAATCAATAGCAAACCATAAACAACAAGCAGGAGAACTGTAACCCCAGTCAGCAGCACGAAATCTTTGCCAGCCTTTAGGTATTTCAAAAGGTTCAACAACATGTAAGTCCCTATCAAATTCTGAGAATGCTGCATTAGAGAATGCATCCCAATCTCCGTTTAAAAATTGCTTTCTTTGTACTTCTGGTAATGATGATAACATTGCATAGTAATCATCAGTCTGCATAAGGTAAGGATTGTCCTGTAACTTAGCGGGTATAAACTTTCTAGTTATATACTTTGTCCCTGAAGGTGTAGAAATCTCTATGTTAAAAGCTGTATTAGGATCTATAGGATCCACAAACATCTCTTTAACCCATTGTGATCCAACATTACCTGGGTTACCTGTAGCCCTCATGTATACTGGTATACTCGGATCAACTGATCTAAGTGACGATCTTAGAAAATTATATATATCTGGCGAAGGATATTGTGGAAGTTCGTCTATTCCTATCCATGTGTAAGACTGCCCTTGGTAACGTAATACGTCTGTCATGTTCTCTGCATAACCAAACTCTATTTTTGCTCCTGATGGGAATCTCCATTCTTTTTCTTGCTCTCTCCATTTTGCTCCTGGATATGCTCTTGAGTATAATCTTTGAGAATGATTAATCAAATCTCTTAACTCTGGCATAGTTCTACGAAGTAGTAGACAACGATGATGTTCTTTATGACAGTACCTTAGAGGATCTATTAACATGGCGTATGATTTACCACCACCTCTTGCACCCCCGTAAAACACTTCTCGTTCTGATGCAGCTAAGAAATCTCTTTGTGGACCTTTGTTAGGTTGAAAGATTATCTCTTTACCTGCTAGATGTTCCTGTACGTTTGCTGGAACTTCGTCTATTACGTCTTGGGTTATAAGCTGCTGTTCTTTTCCATCTAATACTTTGTCAATGGTTAACAATTTATCCTTGACATTTTTTGCATGGATCTTAGCTGAACGTAAAGTTTGTTCTGCCTTTGCAACTTTTTTACGTGTTCTTGCTATTGCCTGCTTAGCCGACTGCTTGGCTTTGGTCTTTACTTTCTTCTTTGGCTTTGGCAGCGGTATCTCTGGTAACTCTTTTTCTAAGTCCGACATATGATATGTATCTTTTCGTTTTTGCTGATAACCAAATAGCAACCTCTCGGTATGAACATGTTTTTAAAAATTTCTTTGCTTCTTCTAAAGCATCTAATTCAAATTGTATTGGCTCAATATAATCTGTGTCTTCTGCTAATTTATATCCAAAAGGAATAGTTCTAGCTTTTCGTTTAATCACTTAATTCTTTTTTTTCTTTTCTAAATCTTTTAATATTAAATCAGATATTCTATTATTTTCTTTTATCTGTTTAGCACTAGCAACTTTAAGTATTTTTCCACCAGGTACAAATCTAGTTAGATCCTGTACTTTTTTTTTATCTGGGTATGCATTTGAATAATTTTTGGTCATATTAATCCTGCACTGGGGTTACGATTGATTCTTCTGGTTCATTCTTAGCTGGTAATATAAACATACCATGCTTTAAATTCATATTGATATCTAATTGATCTTTCTTTACAATACCAATACGGTCTAATATTTGTTTTGCTGCTTCCATTCGTATACTAGCGTGTGGAGTTGTTCCATCTTCGTCTAACAAGTTTACCATTCTAGTTGCAGCCTTCGCAGAATGTATGGCTAAATAGTTTTCTGCTCTTTTAACAATCTCGTCTTTTAAATTACGCAGAACTTTAGGATATGAATGTTCTGAGTAACCTGCTAGCTCTCCTGCCTGTCTTGGATTTCCTTGGGCTTCTCCGAATAATGCGTCTAGAAACTTTTCCTGTGAGACCGTCAAGCTTTTCTTTTGAGTGTTTGTTGTAATAGAATCCATTGTTTGCATTTACCAACTCCATGATTTCCTTGAAAGGAAGTTCTAGAGCTTTAGTGGGTATCAAGTTATTTTTTCTTTTTTAATTTTTTAAAGAACTCAGATCCAGTCTTAGAGGATTTGAATTTACTGAAGATGCTTTCTTTCTTCTCAGCACCTTTAGTTTTAGTAGGATCAAATCTATCTTCTCTCTTACCTTTAGTAGTTAAGTAGCCTTTACCACCTAACATGAATTTAGATTTACCTTCTTTAGTAGCAGCATCGAAAGCTTCTTTGAAAGATCTTTTCTTTCCTGGCATAACTTTAGCATCATCTCTGCTTTTTGCAGATTTGAACATGCTTTCTGCAGCATACATCTTAGATGTAGCAGCTTGATTTCTTTTACCTTGTGCAACTGAAGCTTTTGCAGCTCTTTTTTCTTTAGCTAGTCTTCCTTCGAAGATACTACCAGTCTTTTTAACTTTTGTCCTTGCTTTATAAGCAGCCTTATTCTTATAAGTAACACCGTTTGCAACGATACTACCATCATCTTTAATTTTTATTCCAGCCATTTGTTTATATCCTTATTTGATTGTTAAACTTATGGGAATCCTAGGTGTTCCCTATAAATTGGTACAGTTTAGTGATGACCGATTGTGCATGAGTGCATGCTGTAGTGTTTGTGTGTCCTTTTAAAGTGTACCTGATTCTAGTATACACACAAATATAACTTTTGTCAAGTACTAATTTAAATTATTTTTATATTAAAGCATTATTGTTAAAAATAATCATTGACAAAAGGTAGAAGTGGGTGTATAATGTAATTAAGGTTACACGGGGGGGTTTATATATAATATATACTTAAATATACATACCCCCTAGGGAACACCCTAGCATATAGCCAGGAGATTTACA